TTTTCTTCGCCGCCTTGGAGTACACCGACGGCATGTTGTGCACCAGCAGGCAACGGTCGAAACCAAGCTCGGCACCGCCCAGTTCGCCGCTGTAGGTCACCTGGTCGGCCACCGCCGCGTCCTTGCCATCCAGCACTACACGGGCCTTGATGCGCTTGCCGAAGGCCGCGAACTCACCCGCCACAGCCTTGGTACCGGTGAAGCCAGGGGCGCCGATGATGGTCAGGTCTTCCGGCACGCTGGCCAGTGCCGCCAGTCCCAGCTTGCGACCGGTGCCCGGCTCGTTGCCGCCGATCACATTGTTGAGGGTGTCCGCCGGAGTGGCGCCCTCCTCCACGATCACCACGTAGACCGGCACCTTGACCACTTTGAGGATCTGGTAAACGGCGTGGAACAGCGTGCCGGTTTCAGCGCCGGTAGGGTCCAGCAGCGCCTGGGTGGTGAAGCTGTTGATGCGGAACGGGGCGTTTTTCGGGATCGACGCATGGGCGTTGGGGGCGGTGCCCACCAGGCCGATGACGTTATCGCCCAGGCCACCCATGGCCTCGGGGGATTCGGTGGCATTCACGGTGATGCCGTTGTGCTCGAAGTTCAAAACCTCAGCCATGGTTAGTCAGCCTTCTTGGGGGTGGAGTTGAGGACGCTGGTGAGTTCCAGGCGGCCAGCGGTGCGCAGGGCGGATGCTTCGACGTCCAGCAGGTCGAGTTCCTGGCCGGCGGTGGACCAATGGCCATTGCCGGTAGGGAATGGGATGAGGACGGTGTAGGTTTGGCGGTTGAACATGAGTGGAATTCTCCGGATGGAAAATGCCAAAGCCCCTGCGAGAGGGGCTTTGGGCTGGCGAAAAAAAACCGCTTTCGCGGTGGGCTATTTCAGGAAGGTGGGTAGTGCGGGCCATACAAGCTTCGAAGGCTCTGCCACCTGTTCAGGAATATCACGCAACGCCTTGCGATATGACGCTACGTCTGTTCGCTGCACGTCGGTCGCTGGATAGTCCGGCAATTGAGTGAAGTCAGTTGCGCGCAATAGTTGATCGCGACGAGAACGAACGGCTGCCCATTCAATTTCAGGTGTCGGTACCGCAATACCAGCCGCTGGATTCTCGGCGTTAAATGTCTCAGACATGTTCTCTCTCCTTAACTAAAAACCACGGTATCAGCCAGCGAAACCTTGGTCTTAATATCACCCAAATTAAACAGACGGCCATTACCCACTCGCATAGTGTCAATACGGACCGTGGTGTAATAAATATTGGGTATCAAAATCCGCATCACAATATTGCCATTAGCATCAACGTAGACAGCAGGTGTCATATTGCCGAAGGTTGAGGCATTGTGCAGTGTTCGGTTCGGTTGATAGCAATACCCAACTAACGTTTCATCGATAATTTTCGCCGTGCCGTAGCTGTAACCTTTGATATTGAACCAGAACATTTCTGAGTTGATGTTGAGGTTCAATGGAATTTTGAAATGCATATAGACATTGACGCTCGACCCCAAGTCCGTAGACACGAAATCACCTATCGACTGCGCCTCGTAGACACCACCGGTGCCGTAAACATGGCCCTGAAGAATGGTGCTGCGAATGGTCCCAGGATAGTTCGGATCCCCCTCCACATCCTTTAGGCTACGCCACTCATTAAACTGCGCCAACGCACCGGCCATCGTCGCATTGATACTACCGATTTTTCCATTGACGGCGGTGGTCAAATTATTCGCCGCCGTCACTAGCGATGTAATAGTCGTTTCTAGACTCACGTTTAAAACTCCTTAACTATTTATGCCTTATCGGCCTGATTCCAGTGACATCACACGAAACAGCAATTCAGTATGACGAGCCATGTTGTCAATATTCGCTGTCGCAAGTACTGCAATATCCTCCCCCAACAAAATATTTAGGTTGTCACTCCCCACAACTATAGTGACGCTGTCCGCTGGCAACGGCGAAATATCCAACGTGAACTTCTGCAGCACCCGAGCCGCCGCCGCTTTATACGTCAGCAACTTCCCCGCCACGGAATACACCGCCAACAAGGTCCCACTGGCGAGGTAAAACCCAAACTCACCAATCTCATACTCAGCCTCGCCATCAAACAGCGCGGCCATCCTGAGTTGTCGGTCGCCCAAGTCCTCGTAGTCCACAATGGCGACCCGTTGGCGCTCGTCACGCAGGGCAACTTCGGTGCCGTCGGGGTTGTAGCGGCCAGTACCGGCGCCAATGTGGGTGATTTCGCCTTTCAAGCCCTGGTTCTTTGCCTGCAGCACTTCATCCAATCCCTTGGAGGTGAAGCGCACCAGGCGTGTAATTTCATCTGTCATGGCTGCGCCCTGAGGTCGTAGTCGTTAATGGTGTAGTGCCGGGCAACCCCGGCACTGTTAAGCCGGGCCGCCAGCCCGAATTCAGGCAGTACGCCGCACAGCTGCAACTCGCCATCGCTGAGCGGTGTGTGCGCCACGCTGCTACAAGCAAGTACCCCGTGAAGCTTCACCTCGGGTAATGCCCCGGGCTGGCTCTCATCGCCGATGCTCAATCCTGGATCAGCGGTTGCAGCGACACGTAAACCCTGGGAGGTCTCGTGCACGATGGTGATGGTGGCCAGGTCCCGCTCGCTCTTGGCCGCGTTGATGCGGCGGATCAAACGGTTGTGATCGCCACTGGACCAACTGCGACCGATGATTGCCTGCACATCAAAGGTGTAAGGCAGACCGGTTGGCCGCTGTTGATACCAGGCGCTGATGTTGGGGGTGAATCCCAGTGACTCAACCGCGTAGCTCAGCGCCTTGGGCGTACCGGCCTGACGTTGGATCTGCCAGGACAAGGCCACGGTGAGGCGCTTCTCCGACTCGCTGGCAGCGGCATCCCATTCACTGACGCCGCGATCAGCGGCCAGGTAGGGAAGGAATTCAACCGGGGTTTGCAGCGGGTTCATCAAGGCGGGAAAGGGTGGCGTGACCCGGTCGAGCAACTGCCCGAACCCCAGGTCCAGTGCCTTCTCCAACGGCGAACTGTTGGCGGGCAGCAAGCTGCCTTTGGGTTCGTTCATAACGTGCGCACCTCCACCTCGACACCCGTGCAATACGGGGCCTGGAATGCCGTGGTGACGATCGGCTCCAGCGGCTCAAGAATTTGCAGTTGCGCAGCGCCCGCCGAGTGGATGGCGTAGTCGATCCAGCTCGGGTCCACCCGCCCTTCCAGGCGATGGCAAGACTCTGCATAGTCTTGCAGCAGTTTCTGGGCGGCGACTTGAGTAAGCCCGGAGTCCGGGCCGGCGTTGATCTTTGCCACCACGCGGATTTTGTAACGCAGGATTTGTGCGCCCTGCACCGAGACGAGATCCGTTTCCGGTCGCACATCAGGCCGGGCGAAATGCCGGCGTACACCGTCGAGTAGATCCGCAGAGGGTGTGCCATCCCCGTCTCGGGACAGGACGGTGACCATCACTTCGCCAGGCGCGGTGCGACGGCCGTTGCCATCCTTGACCCGCGCCGCGTAGCCGTCCGGGTCGAAGGTATAAGTGACCGTCACCACACCCGGCGTAGCACTTTGCACTTTCACCGATGGACGCTCACCGAGGGTGAAAACCTCCCGGCGATACTGCATCCGCGAGCCCGCAGCCGGAGCGTGGGGCGCCAGGTAATAACGCAGGCGGGCGTCGTCGTCGCTCTCCAACGTCGGCGGCACGGGCGGGAAAGCCGCCGGGTCACCAGGGTCGAGCACTTGACGCTCCAGGCCCATGTCGGCAAGGCGTGCGTCAAGGTTACTGCCGGTGGCCCACCACGCCAGCATCTGCTTGATGCGGGTGTTGTATTTACGCTCGTGGGTTTGCAGGCGAACGCAAAAAGCTTCCAGCGCCAGCGTCAGCAGCTCGCTTTCGTTCTCCAGGCTGACCTTGAGCTTGGCGGCATTTTCCGGCGCACGAGTCGCGACGTAATCAACGACAAACGCCTTGAACTCCGCCAACAGTGGCTCGAATTCATCGACGGCAATGATCGCTGGCTCAGCCAACTGATTCTGGCCGGGTATCAGCATGCTCATGTCACCACCTCGAAGGTTTGTTTGCGGTTTTTCCAGGTGCCAGCGAAGCGCAGCAACAGGCCGGCGCCCTGACGGTTGGCGACGATGACTTGCGGCTCGAAATCGGCGATGCCGTTCTGCGGGTTGTAGAACGCCTGGGCGGCATGGCTCTGGGCGAGAATCAGCAGGTCATCGCCGAGGTTTTGCCCAAGCAGTTGCGGGATCATCGAGCCGTACAGCGGGCGCTTCTGGCGAGTGCCCAAGGGAGTGGTCAGCGCTCGGGTGGCGCGCTGGACGAATTGCAGCCAGTCATCGACGGCGGCCCCGGTGTTCCGATCGATTCCGATCATGGGATGTCCTTATCAGGGGCTGATGACTCGGCCTTGGTGGTCCACCACCGGGCCGCTGAAGTGCGCGCCGCCGGCATCCAGCAACAGACGGGTACCGCCGACTTGCAGCGTGATGCTCTGGGCATTCATCGTCAGGCTGGCGGCGCCGACCTTGACGTCGACCTGTTCGCGAGAACCGGTGAACGTGGTCGGGCCGTTGATCCAGTT